CTACATATTTCCTTTAGATTTTTCGTAGTTCACAAACATCTCTAATTGTTCTAACGCTTTTTTTCGTTGTTCTTCAGGTAAGTCATTAATGATCTGAAGAATTTCGTGTGCTTCTTTTGTTAACTGTAAGTCTTCGCCCGCTGTTAAATCTGGAGAATCAGATAAACCTAACAAATAATCTGTTGTTACTTTTAAATAATTTGCTATCTTCTGAAGTGTACGTGTACCGGGTGCTTTTTTTCCCTCAACATAATTATAAACAGAAACATGACTAACACCAATTGCATCAGCTAACTGTTGTTGGGTGATGCTCTTGTTTTCAATTAATGATTTCAATCTCTCATGACTAAACATAATAAAAAACACCCCAAGTTTATTTTATATGAAATTATTTTTTCTTAATTACTATTATGGTGTCACACTGTCATTATATATTAACTATCAGTTAAGTGGAAAGGTAATTTTTTTGAAAAAAGTTTTGGGAAACACTTGAACTTAACTTTAGGTTAAGTTATTATGTAATTAACAACAAAAACGGAAGAGAGGAGTTGTTTATGAAAACTCTAAAGCAGCTACGTGTAGAACAGGGATATACATGTAGGGAAGTAGCTGAAGCCGTGGGTATTACTGAAGTTTATTATTGGTATATAGAAAATGGGAAGCGTCGACCTTATTATGATTTAATTGTGAAAATTGCTGAGTTTTTTAAAGTGAAGTTAGATGCAATTAAAATTTTTTGTCCATAACTTAACCTTAAGTTAAGTTATGGTTGGTTAAGTAAATTAGAAAGGAGCAAAAAAAATGGGATTAGATCAAATCATTAAAGAGTCAATCCGCGAAGTTGTTCGCGAAGAAATTCAAGCAGCTTTAGCTTCATTCCAACAACAATCACAACCAAACAAGGTAATGAGGGTGAAAGAAGCAGCTGCTTACCTCAATATAGCAGTTTGTAGAATGTATGAATTAGCAAATCACCCACATTTTCCAGTGATTAGGGAAGGTCGTAAATTACTTTTCTTGCAAAAGGATTTAGAAGCTTGGCTTGAAGCACAAAAGGAAGTGATTTAGTGGAAGATACAACATCATTAGCTATATTAGCGATATTAATTGCATGTGGTTCATGGTTGTTTTACATAACTTATGAGCCGATAAAACAATGGGCTTGGAATGATGTGAAGCAAATTAAAAAGACCTATGGCAGTGGGGCCTTTTCAAAAAATAAGTTGTTATAAGTATACCACGGAAAGTAGGGAAATAGCACATTGGTTTTATGAAAAGGAGTGAAGGCTATGAACAACAAGGTATTACAAATAGGGCAAATAAATTTTCGTGGCAATGTTATAGATCATGGATGGTTTAAAACACTTACATTAGATAATGGTAAACCTAATATTGTTGCAATTACTATCTTAGGAGAAATTGTTTATTGGTATAAACCTACTGAAGTAAGAAGTGAAGAATCTAGTCAAGTTCAATATAAACAAAAGTTTAAGGCAGATACGCTTCAAAAGAGTTATCAACAATTAGCCAATTCATTTGGGTTTACAAAAAGACAAGTAAAAGAGGCATGTGACTTTCTGAAAGAACGTGGACTTATAAAAATTGAATTTAGGACGATTCTTGTTAACGGAACTAGGTGTAATAACGTTATGTATGTTGAACCTGTACCTGAAATGATTCAGAAAATATCTATTATATATTGGGGAAATGGTAACCCTCCTACACTGAAAAGCAATAGCCCTATTACTTTAGAAAGCAAGAGGGTCTTACATTCTAAAGCAATACCCTCCTACGATAAAACGGAAGAGTCTCTTACACTAGAACGTAAGACAAATACAGAGATTACTACAAATATTACTACAAATATAAATGATGATGATGCTACTTCATCTCAGAAATTAATTGATCAAGAATTTAAAACTAGTTACAACTTTTTACTTGAAAAGGGGATTCCGTTAAGTGAAATTGCAATTCAAGAATTAGGTGAGTTTTGCGATAGATTCGGTAATGAATTAGTTATTCACGCTGTTAATAAAGCAATTGATGAAAATGTACCAAAGTGGAGATATATTCGCAGTATATTAAGTAGTTGGGAAAAGGAAAAAGTAAAAACATTAAATGATGTTGCTGCTTTAGATACTCGATTTGAAATGAGTAAGAAAAACAACAAACGTACTGGTAAAGGTTATTCCAAACGAACGGAAGTTGTACCGGATTGGTTACGCAAACAAGAAGAACAAGAGCCAATACAGCAGCCAGAGCAAACTCAAAGCGATGATCTTGAAGATAATAAGAAGCGTTTGGATGAGATTCTAAATAAATATAAAAATACTAAAGGAGAGTAAGGTATGAAAAACACAGGCGTTGCAAGAAGAGTGGACGAGCTAGGTCGTGTAGTAATTCCAAAAGAGTTACGCAGAACTTTAGGTATTACCGAAAGAACGGCACTAGATTTTCATGTCGATGGTGAAAACATTGTTTTAAGAAAACATGAAAAGTCATGCTTTGTAACGGGTGAAGTTTCTGAAAACAACATAGAGTTGCTAGGTAGCCGAATGTTTTTAAGCAAGGAAGGGGTAAGTGAATTACTGGATCTTATTCAGAAGAGTGGGATGGCACATGCCTAAGCAACTAAACATTTTCGATGTAGAGCCAGCAATCTGTGAGTTCGATGTAATGAAGGCAAATGTGAAGAGAGGAGCTGGACGCACTAAATACGCTGACGTACGCGTCCAAGTTCCAACGAATGCAAAGTGTACGGATGAATTACCGCGCACAACTAAACAAGATGATCGCTATGATATTTTTGAACAGTATGTAATGGCAATATGGAGATTTCAAAGAGCTGTAGATAAGTTTTTCAATTGGGATACAGCTGAAGAATTGTGTAAGGCAGCAAGGGATAAAAAAGAAATAATTCCGGTACGGGTTTATTTAGGAAGTGGTTTTAAACCTGATGTTGTCGAGTACATGCGGTAGTAAAAAGGAGAGGGACATATGAAAAAAATAGAAATTGATGTTAGCAGCAACAAACTTTTAATAGTTAAGGACGGAAATGTTACAGCAGTCAATCCACCAATGAGTGGATTCGGTGAGCAAGTTGCGGTTTGGGTAAACGGTAAAGTTGATCGTGTGGATACTAAGTTTACTGAAAAGATAAAATAATCATTTTTAGAAAGTAGGTTCGCTTATGAGTGTAGCAAGAAATCATGAAGCGATGAAGGAATCACGTTTAAAAATATACATCGCTTTAGAGGAAGCTAACTTCATTTGGGATGAAAGAGATGTAGTACGTTTTCGTGAAATGTGGAGTCAAGGTATGAGCTTACCAAAGATGGCAAAAGCGTTAAGGAGACACCAAGCGGAAGTTGCGCTTCTTGTAATAGATCAAGCTGATAAGTATTTAATTAAAAATCGTCCGATAGGATTAGGGATTTGCTAAATAGGAAGGGGAAATCAAAATGAAAGAAATGAAAAACGGTGTTTTGGAAGTAACAAAATTAATCAGTAAATCAAAGGAAGGACAAGCCTTAATAAACAACAATCAAATTTGTGAATTAGATCAATATCAAGAAGCGGCATTACGTACATGGAATACAAATCAGGATTTTGGTGGACGTGTTTTAAATGCAGCATTAGGACTTTCAGGGGAATCTGGTGAGGTTGCTGATATTGTAAAAAAAGCTATTTTCCATGGCCATGGATTTGATCCGCCTCATTGTTTAGGAGAGGAGAACGGGAATACCCATAAATTAGCTTTAGAGTTGGGGGACATCTTGTACTATCTCTCCATTATGGCCCACGAAATGGGGTATACCTTAGAAGATATTGCTCAAATGAATATCGAAAAATTAGCTAAAAGATATCCGGATGGTTTTAGTCGAGAAGCAAGTCAAGCACGTGTTGATGTGAAATAAGACCAAATATAAATTTCTAAATAAAGGATGATGAGAAATGGAAAAAACGAAAATGATTGAAGTATTTAGAGCGAAAACATTAGATGGTCAAGTTCCACAAATGAACGATTACTATAGAAACGTATATTCCAATGTTCAATATAAAAATGAGTCTGAAGGATCTGTATGTGTACTTGTACCAGAAGATGAGGTACAGGCAAGAAATGAATTTAATAATAAATGCATTGATTTATTAAAGGGATTAGAAAAAGAAAATAGCGTACTAGCCCATAAGCTAGCACGCTGGCACAATATTAGGCTACGCTGATAGATTTAACAGCTGATGTAAGGTATAAAGTTGCATCACTGCCATCACCAATTGAAAACATATCATGAGAAAGAAGGAATCCGCCAATTCCTAATCTTTCGTCTGAGGTAGAAAGCGAAGAGCCTTCTTTTTCGAAATCACCTTGCAAATTACCTATGTACATTTGCTGAAGATAAAATAATCGTTCATTGGGTTTATCAGTACGTGGAGCATTATTGAGTCCAATTAAGATAGTATCTTTATGGATTTCAATTTTTTCACCATCAAGCATATTGATAATTATCATATATTCCACCTCCTTCCAATAATAGATTTTACAGCAATATTGGAAGGAGGGCACTAAGAAAACAATCAAATTTGAATTTTGTAGAAAAAAAGCACTATTAGAATAGTGCTCAACTTCAATTCGCAGGAGTATTATGAGGAAACTTAAGTAGGTGGCTTAAGTTTCTCTGTAATAATTATGAACCTATGATTATAAAAATGCCTATATTTTAGAGGGGAGTTAGGGAGTATTTGTATACAGTGAAATCCTTTTTGAAAATATATTCAACTAATTGAATAGTTTCGGAGTCATAAAAACTTTCATATGTTGGGAGTCGTGGGAATAGAGGATCAGTAATATCAGCATCTGCATAGTTACCTTTAAAAATGGTGATTCCACTTTGATGATGCCATGACTTAGTTAATATATCTAATGGGGACTTTTTTAAGTCATATATATCCTCTAAATTTGAGATTTCAGAAGAGAAATTTTCAAGGTGAATATGGTTTGTAACAAACTTTTCTTCATCTTGGATATATTGCTGCACATAGTGGGGGTTCACATCATCTAAATTATTCATATGTGCTTTTAAGTAATATAAAAAAAGTTTAAAGGAGATTTTTTTATTACAGTTTTTATCATGATATAAAAACTGTCTAATTGGTTGCCATTCGGGATGTTCAATATTTGATGGAGGGACTAGTGAGAGAAATGAACTTACTGCTCTTTTATAGGGGTTTCTCACAAGTTTATATGTTAGTTTTTCATTTATGGATAATGCATTAGCAAGCCCAGTAAAGTAGTATACTGAATTTTTGTAAATGTCGAACTCATAATTATGGATGAATGGGTTATATTTAATGGCTTCCTTAAACAAGTTAATTTGATAAAAAAACCAATGAGCAAGTGATGTACATCCGCTTTTTTGACTCCAAAATAATATTATGGGGAAATCTTGATGAAAATGAGGTCCTCGGGCGTATTTCATAATGAAGTCGTAAATATTTGAGTTCGTCATATGTTACCTCCCATCATATTCTAGAAATCTTATCTTTGTATACGGTATGGAGAAAATTCTATATATATGATAAAAGGCTTTGCAAGGCTATCAATTACTTTATAAAAGCGTTATTTGATTATAAAGAGGGGGAAATGAGAAATGACAAAGGTAACAGTTGAATTAACGGAAAAACAAGCGGAGTTTCTAAAAGTATTTAGCGAAAAACAATATCCAGGTGCGGAAGATAATCAATACACATGTGATGCTTTACATGTTGTGCAGAAGAAAAGAGATCGTTTCATTCCATATAGCGAAGAAATTTCACCGTTCTTTGATCCAGATATCTTAAAGTTTTGTGTAGATGAAGAACATGAGGATTGGTATGAAGATGAGACGGAAGCAGTTAAGCAACGTTATGAGTGGTTAGAAGAAGATTGTCCACTTGAAATAAAATCGTTCGAAGAATTGCAATATAAGCGAGTTACTGGAACAGATGGAGAAGAAAGATTCATTAGTGACTTTGATGATTACTTTAAACATTATGGTGTAGAAACTTATGATATGGCTTGGGTAGAAAAGGAGTGGGAAAACGTGGCGTTCTTCTTCATTCTAGATGAAGCTAAACAGTATTAAAAGTATCAAGCTCATAATCTTGGGAAATCAAGAGTCTATACTTATTCCGCTGGATATGACAATAGAGGAGACTTCACTCATTTCCGTGATCTGTTATTAAAAATGGGTCAAGAGTTAAATAAAGAAGCAGTAACTTTATAACAAAATAGTTATTATATGCAGAAAAAATAGAACAACCCGCTGTTTATAAACGGATCTTTCGTAACAGGAGCACCAGGAAGCTGGTCCAGAGCAATCTAGGTGTTCACTTGAATGATATTACTATATGTAAAGTGGATAAAACGGTTAATGGAAATTAAATAAAATTCTTACTTAAAAAATAAAGAGCACTCTTGACACCTAATCATGAATCATTGTGTTCCAGCTTAGATTTCTCGGCTGGAGGAATAAAATGCTCACGGACAGATTTTTGATAAAGCATACTGCCTATACATGTAATACAAAACACTACACACAAGAAGATTATAATGTATTTAAATAACTTGTTCATAATAGCACCACCCTTTAATAAGATGTGTAAAAAAGGTACGGTTATACAAAGGGAGAGCGGTTAGCAAGAATAAAACAAAATCGTTATTTGAATAGAAAATGGCAGGTAGTTGACTAAGTTACCTGCCGATTGCCTAAGAAATTCGGAGGAACAAGCTCCGTTTTGAAAGGTTGTAGTCATGGGAAGTTGACTTGTAGATAGTATGTGTAATGTAAAAAAGAATATTCGTAAAGGGGAATGAAAGATGAAATATGTTGAAGAGTTAGAAACGAGCGGTTGGCATATTGCTGTAGGTGATGTTTTTAGTAATGGAATCGAGGAATTTCATTTAAAAGTTATCCAAATCGAAATTGAAGGTGAAGAAAGCGATCCAGATAATGCAAAAATATATTGTTTATCAGTTGATCCTAACGACCACAACAAAGCTGTAGAAAGTTTGGATGATGAATGGCATAGAGCCTGGTATATAAACGAATGCTGGTATAAGTAATTTAAACAAAATTCTTATTTTATAAAAAATAAAAGAACCCGTTTGTTATAAACGGATTCTTCTCTCAAGGTCTGCAAGAAATTCAAGGTAACTGGACCAGAGCACCATGTAGAATTTCTTGTGATATTAATGTATTCAAAGGAATTTAAAAGATGAATGGAAATTAAATAAAATCCTTATTTTGTAACTAATGAAAAAGTAGGAGTACAATAAAAGGATTGTTCCTACTATGAACAATATACACTGCTTATGTTTATATGTGAAAATCAGACTTTGCTAGAACGCAACGAGCAAATTAAGTGTCAATTCGGAAGTAAGTAGTAAATCAAACACTAACAACCGTGATAATTATAAGTGTTTTCATTTATAACCTTACCATCAATGTTAAAAGCGAAAACACTAAAGGTAGTTGTTAGGAAGTCAACTGTTGGTTCTGCAAGAGCGCTTGATATTAGGGTAATAGCAGGAGTAAGTGCCTGAATAGTTAATGTATAAGTGGCTTTACGATCACATGTAATAACATTGGAATCATTACATTTAAAGGTGGTGGTTCTAAATATCTGTGAAGAGGTAAGTGGTGTTTTAGAAGTTGAAGGGCTAACGGAAAGAAGGGTACTTGCAGTATCTGTCGTTTGATAAATCACTTTTCTGTTGTTACGAATTATGCTTAAGCGAACCGTTTGATCGAAATTTATTAAAGAGAGAAATGGATTAGTGACTGATATGCTAGCTCTAGCTATGAAGCCCCAATCTACTGATGCAATTAGTTCAATACGATCATTTGATCGAATGTGTTTTAGCCGAATTTTTCCAATGGTAAACGGATTCGTAGGCGTTGATAGTATTGGTGAATTTTCCCCTCCAACTAATGTTCGTTCAACAAGTTGATAATATTTGACTAACCTTTGATGATCTTTATTATGGCGATATGACATTATTAAATTCTCCTTTTCAAGGTAGTATCAATATAAGAAATGCAAATTGAAACCAAATTGAAATGGACAAGAGCACACTTTTTTTAATAATAGGAATTTTATTGATGCAAGGATCAGATAAGTTTTTCAGAATAAATAAAGAAATAAATTTCAACAAAAACGCTATTTGGTTGGAGATTAAAAATACCATATGTACCCAAAAAAAAGTAAGAATACAACTAAAAGTATAAATAAAAAACATTTAAGAATTTTGAGGGATGTTTTCATTACTTAACTCCTGATTTTTTGGTTATTTTATATGGCTAGATAGATGTTTATACAACTAAACAAAAACTTCATTTTAAACAACAAAGCAGCTAGCCGAAATAGCTAACTGCTTCGTTGTACAATTTTAGAAGTTACAATCAATACGGATATATGTTGTAACAAAAAGTTACAACTATAGTATAAACAAATATCAAAATAATATGCATGAAAGAAAACTAAACAAAAGTTTCATTTTGTAGAAAAGGGGAATGGGTATGAATTTTATAAAACTTGAAACGCAAGAACAATTTGATCAATTGAAAAAGAGTGATGTTGTAATTGTGAAATGGAAACAAGGAGCAAGACAGTATAAGGAGCTAGGAGAAATTACACATCATGCTTCTTGCACAATCAATCGTATAAATGAATTGATTTTGAATGTACGTAGAAACGATTACTTGTCCATCAATAATTATTTAACAGGAAGATCATGGGCAGAAGAAATTTATGTGGTGAATCCATAAAAAAGCAGCTAGCAAAAGCTAACTGCTCGGTTCTCCAAGGGGGAACTGGGAGAAAGTAACTTAATGGGTTGTCTACAGTATTGACGGAATATTGAGTTTTATTCAGGGGAGGATGAAAATAAATGGAATTTTGGGTATTGGCGTATCTATACCAGGAAGATGTTTATTATGATTTTGCAAAAGAAGATATAACATACGGATATACATCAACATGCTTTTTACCAACTGAAGAAACGGCACAAAAATATATTGATGAAAACAATGGATCTGATGAATTTATCCCAGTGAAAGTAACGGTTCATACATTACATAATGCGTCGTGGACTTCATCGCGTGAAACGGTGGACCATTGGGGGCATTAAAACTGAACAAAATAATCCTTTTAAGTGGTATTTAAATTTTTTTGTAATTTCATAGCGAAAAATATTTTATCAGAATTGGTAGGATGCGCCAATTTACTGTCGAATTGGTACATGAACTAGAAGGAGGGAGACAGTATATGTTATATCATTTGATAAAATTAGGGGAAGCATTAGAATCTGAAGTAAAGCAATCCGAGGGTAGGTTATATTTTGATTCAGTTAATTTTGGAGTTTGGGTGTCAAAGAGTATTTTGTATATAGAAAAGTATCATAAAGATTCTTTTATAGTAACTCAAATGAAGCAAAGTTATAAAGAAATAGATTATACAAATAATTATACATTTTACAAATTAATGTTAAGTACATTGAAAGTAATACAAGAAGAGAAAAATGAAGAAATAGAGGAAGCTAAAGCATAATTTATAATCAATTGAAGGGAAAATAATGAAGTTATCCTATAAGTTTTGAGTAGAAGAATAGAATAAAGTCCGGCTAGAAAACTAGAGGACACCAATTCATTAAAGCAGCAAGTAAGGCTGTTTTAGGAATAGGTGTCCTTTTTATTTTGAAAAGGGAGATGGAGAAATGAAGGCGTTAAAGGATCAGTTACGTGAATGGAAAAAGCAATCAAAAAAGGCAAAAAAGAAAAACAAGAAAAAACGAAAAGAGAAATTAAGTACTCGTGAAATTGAGGATTTAATGGGGATGCATAGACCTTGCCATGAACGAAGACGTGGAGCAATAAGACAAAAGTAATTTAAAAATAAAAAGGAGTGGTCTTACATGACTAAACAATTATCTTTCTTACCAAAAATTGATAGAACAGCAACACAAGAGGAATTAGAAGGTGTGTTGGAAAGCGTACGTATACATAGACAATTTGGGATGATGCGTAAAGAAATGAAAGTCACTCCTTCTTATGAAGTACGTGAGCATGGTCCTACACATACAGTTGGAAAACCATTAGAAGATGTTGCTATGGCAAATATTCAACAAAGTAAACGAGAAGAGTGGCTGGAAAGAATGTCAGTACGTATTGATCAGTTTCTAAATCGATTAGGGAACGGACGTGCAGGAAGCATTCAAAGAGATATTATTTATAAACGTTATTTAGAAGAAGAGGACGTATGTGATTACATGGTTTACAACGAAATAGGGATGTCAGAGCGTACTTATCGACGTTGGAAATCTAAGGCATTTTATAAGCTTGCTTTTGCACTTGGATTAGAAGTTTACGAGACAGAAGAGACTGGAGGTAATGAATAATGAATTTTGTTCAGCCAATACGTGATCCAGAAGAAATACAGCAGCTAAAAGAGTATTTTAAAGAAAAGAGCTTACGTAATTACATTCTCTTCATTATGGGAATCAATACAGGCCTGAGAATCTCGGACATTTTGAAATTGAAGGTAGGAGATGTTAAAGGTAGTCATATATCTATGAGAGAAAAGAAAACCGGGAAACAGAAACGAATACAAATTACTGCAGCATTGAAAAGAGAACTTAAATGGTTTATTGAAGAAAGAGAAGATAATGAGTATTTATTACAAAGTAGACAAGGGAAGAATCGTCCTATTGGGCGTAGTATGGCATATAAGATATTAAGTGGAGCAGCGGCAGAGTTTGGATTAGATGAAATAGGAACACATACACTAAGAAAGACGTACGGGTATCATATGTACATGCAAACGAAAAAATAGCATTACTTATGGAGATATTCAATCATTCGTCAGAGAAGGTCACGTTACGTTATATAGGTGTAAATCAAGATGCAATGGATAAAGCAATGACTAGATTTAAAATCTAAGCATTGCTTTTTCTTTTTAAATCTATACAGTTACTCATAAATTTCGTACTGTGTAACTCAAAAGAGAAAGTAGAATGAAATCAATGATAGCAAGGGATTTGGCGAAGGGTTCAGTTACACACAATACAAGATATGGGTAACTCATTGGAGAAAGAACAGGGGAGATAAGCGGTTGCCAAAAACCACTGATTTAGGTAAAACAGTTGCAAAGAGCAGGTTAGGATATTGATTAGAAAAATAAGTGGCAGAGTCGTGACCGCTTTTTGGCAGGAAATGTGCCGGTTGTTTTGGAAATACCGTGTTATATTTGTATTGTGAGAAGTGGCGGAAAACACAACTCACTATGTTGTTTCTAAATTTCTAAACGGTTCGTAATGATGGGACATAAAATCCGAAACCAGCAGATGGTAATGATTGAATGATACTGTCATTAGGGAGAGCTTTTGCTCTTCTTTGAGCTAACAACATCCTAGGTAGACAGAATTAGGAGAACCTGATAAGTTTTCCGATGGTGTCTGTCGCGGTTGTTAGCTGAAAGAAGAATAAAACTTCACATACCGTAATCGGAAAATAAATAAGTAAATGATAGTAAGCATCCATTCGGGTGCTTTTTATTTTGGAGGAGGATGGATGATGGATAATCAAAACAACGAAATGAAAGTTGGAATTGTTGAATTAAGAATTCAAGTTGTTGGACTACAACAAACGATTGAAAACTTAGTAAAAAGAGTAAACATGTTAGAAGAAAAATTAGCGATGAAAGCTGATATAAATCACGTGAGAGAAATAGCTGAACAATCTGTAATAATTAAAAAGATTAACGATAGTAAATCGGTAGGGATGGATTGTAAAGTTGGAGTTTCATTAGATGGAATGGTTGTAGCGGAATCTGTAGTTAAACAAACAACGAATGGATATAAGTTGTCAGCAACTAATATCAAAGGGGTAGGTACAAATGAAACTAAATAAACCAGAACAAACAGTGGTTGTCGGTCATTTAATCAACAATGTAATTGGAATGGAATTAGTAAAGCAACACATTGATCCACAAAAATTAGAGAAGGCTGTAGCTTTACATAATGAGATTAATGATGATATGACACCAAAACAAACAAGAGAATCACTTATTAGCGTACTGGATAAAGCGATAGACGAATTCTTAAAACAATAAACCAAAAAGGAAAAGCAACTCGCATTGGGGTGCGAATCACTTTTCCTGATGGCAATGTTAACCTTATTATAGCAACTTGTATTTATTTGGTAAATATATAATTGGAATATTCTTTAAAAAGAGGTGAGGATAGATGTGTGAGGTGCGTACTGAGATTAACTATTATCATACTTCTAAATGTTTAGTGTGTGGTCATCAGGATAAAGCGTATCGTACATCTAAAGAGGAATATCAAGAAGTGACTGTTTGTCCGAAATGTAACGGCGCGTTTGTAGATATGTATAAGTTAGAGAAGTACAAACAATCTAACAAGAATGTAGAACCTTTATTACAAATTGTACAGTCAGACGTTAATGCTGTACCTGTTATACTTTATCAAGGTGAAGAGATAAAGCAAAGAAAAAGGATTAGCTTTGCTTGGAAAACAAATATTAATCGTCAATCAGGTGCTTACATCCATATTGAATATGGTGAAGCTGATGAGAAAAATATTAACACAAAGATCATACAGCACAATCATCCTATTGTGGAAGATTGTGGAGGAGTAATTAAATAAGCACAGCTGCATCATCTGCTGAGGTAGATGTACAACTGTGCACGTGTAAAAAACATCCATCAACCATATGGGTCTCAGGAATTAGGGTACTTTCATTATAATATGAGGAATATAAAAATAAAATTTTAAAAATGTCTTTTGTAAAGGACAAAATGAAAGGCGAGCAAGTGATGAAGGAATATAAAACAAAACAACAGAAGCGAAAGTTCTATGACAGTGGTGAGTGGAAGAGTATACGAGAGCAAGTAAAGAAGCGAGACTCTTATGAGTGCCAAGAGTGTAGGCGTAATGGTCGCGTTCAAACAGACACCAATGAATACAGTGAGAGTGCCAAGCGTAAGAAGATTCAACTCGTTGTCCATCATATAAAAGAACTAGAACATCATCCAGAACTTGCATTAGAAATGGATAATCTCGAAACAGTCTGTGTGGATTGCCATAATAAAGAACACGGTAGAGTGTTTGTAAAAAAGATAAACAAATGGGAAAACGATGAAAAGTGGTAAAAATGATTCGATAATAACCACCCCCCCTTAAATAATTTCATCAAAAAATGTTCTAAGGAGCACCGGAGGAGGGGGTTCGTTTTTCCAGATTTTTGAGCCATATCGCATAGGACCCCTACCCAGTATGAAAATATGATTGAATCGAGGTGATATTATGACGGACATTGATGAGCGTGAGGTGCTAGTTAACAAAGAAAAAAATCGTTTGAAAAGACTATTTAAAGAAATCCCACCTAGTAAGTTGAAAGTAGTTGAAGGGTTAATTATTCAGGCAGCAAGATTACGAGTTTTATTGAATGAGATGTGGATGGATATATCTGAGAATGGTGATTATGAAATGTTCTCACAATCTGATAAAACAGAGCCGTATGAAAGAGAACGGCCTGTTGCCCGGCTATATAATACCCGTGATCAATCATATCAAAGGGTCATTAAACAGCTAACAGATTTGTTGCCAGAAGGAAATAATAAAAAAGAAATTAAGAAGTATTCGGCAAGTGATTTAATATGATTGTTCATAAGTGTGTAAGTGAATATATAGAACTATATGAAACGGGAACAGTAGTATTAAATAAAGAACGCATCATGCTTATTCATTATTTAAAGCAAGATATACTAATCCGTAATGATCTACATTTCGATATGGATTTAATTCATAAATGTGTAACTTTCATAGAAAAGTGGCATTTCAAATTAAATTCCTTTCAAAAATTTTTAATGGCATTTGTGTTTTTGTTTGATGAATATGAAGATGTTTATTTTGATCAACACTTCTGGATGATGGCAAGGGGTGCTGGTAAAAATGGATTGATTAGTGCATTGACACACTTCTTTATTAGCGAATTGCACGGTATTGAGCATTATAATGTATCAGTAGTTGCTAATACAGAAAGGCAAGCTAAAACTTCTTTTATAGATGTTTATGAAAAGAATAAAAAGCATGAAATATTAGACGAGCTATTTGTATCAACTAAACAATTGATAACGAATAAAGCGACTCGTTCGACGTTTGAATTTCATACATCAAATGCAGGAAGTAAAGACTCATTAAGAGATGGATGTGTCATTTATGATGAGATACACAGATATGAAAATAGCGATGTTGTAGAAGTATTCTCTAGTGGTTTAGGTAAAGTTCCTAACTCTAGGGAATTTTTTATTACCACAGATGGTTTTGTTCGTGAAGGTTACCTTGACAAGATGAAAGAACGAGCAATGAATATCCTGAAAGGTAAAGAAAAAGAAGATAGGTTGTTCCCTTTTATTTGTAAGCTTGATAACGCTGAAGAAGTAGACAATCCAGAGATGTGGGAAAAAGCAAATCCAATGTTTAGTAAGCCTATGAGTCAATATGCTAGAGGGTTGTTCAAAAAGGTTGTGAGACAATATAAAAACCTTGAAAATGATCCATCTAACAGAGAAAACTTCATGACTAAAAGAATGAATTTGCCAGAAGTAGATTTAACAAAGTCCGTTGCTACTTGGGAAGAAATAATGCGTACTGGTTTTGAAGAAGATGGAGAAACTCTCAGAAAGATTCCTGATTTAAAACATAAAGTAGCTGTGGGAGGACTCGATTTCGCCAGTATTAAGGACTTCGCGGCTGTTGGTTTACTATTTAAACATGGTGAAGATTATATTTGGAAAGGTCATTCATTTGTACGTAAAGGTTTCTTGGACAAGGTGAAATTAAAAGCACCCATTTTTGAGTGGGCCGAAAATGAATTATTAACAATTGTGGATGAACCTGTAATTAATATCTCTCACATTGTGGATTGGTTCGTAAGAATGCGTGAATTGTATGGTGTGAATACGATTGTTGCAGATACATTCCGTTTAGATCTTGTTAAAACAGCACTTGAAGCAGAAGGGTTTACATTGTTGTATATTCGTAATCCAAAAGCTATTCATTCATTATTAGCGCCAAGGGTCGAAACATTATTTGCGAACAACCGTATTATCTTTGGCGATAATCCGTTAATGCGTTGGTACACAAATAACGTCTATGTTCATATTAAAAAAGATGGTAATAAAGAATATTTGAAAAAAGATGAATTCAAACGAAAAACAGATGGATTTCAAGCTTTTATCCATGCATTATGGCAAGCAGATAACATTCTTGAAGAAGAAGTTGAGTTTATGCTCGATAGTATCAAATTTTAAAGGGGGTGATAATCATAGGGTGGTTAGGTTCAGTATTTAAAAGAAATAAAGAACTAGAATTGATGTTGGACCTGGACATAATTACTGATAAAGCAAACAGGCTTCATATGAAACGTTTGGCGATTGATACATGTGTCTCATTTTTAGGAAGAACGATTAGTCAATCTGAATTTAGAGTAAGAAATGGTAAAGCATTTAAGAAGGATGAACTTTATTATCGATTAAACGTAAGACCAAACAAGAATATGACCGCAAGTACCTTTTGGGAAAGGTTTGTTCGCAAACTTATTTATGATAATGAGTGTTTAGTCATACAAGCAGATGATGGTGATTTACTTATCGCAGATGGATTTCAACATAATGAGTATGCGGTATTTGAAGATACTTTTACGGATGTAAGGGTAAAAGATTATACGTTTAAGAGAAGCTTTAAACAAAGCGAAGTTATTCATTTAAAGTATCGGAATGATAAATTATCCCCACTTATTGATGGGTTATTTGCAGATTATGGTGATTTATTTGGTAGGATATTAAACTCTCAAAAACGGAAAAATCAAGTTCGTGGAACAGTTGATATGGAAATGACAGGTTCTAAAACCGAAGAGAACCTAGCGAAATTACAAAAGTTTATTGATGATATGTATCAAGCGTTTGGTAATAAGGATATTGCTATTGTTCCGCAACAAAAGGGTATTAATTACAACGAGATATATAATGGAGTTGCAAATGGTCCAAGTGTGGAAGAAATCAATAAAGTAACAAATGGTTTCTTGAATCAAGTCGCTATGGCAATTGGTATTCCTGTAGCTCTGATATATGGAGAAATGGCTGATGTAGAAAAGCAAACGAAAAATTATATGCTTTTCACAGTACGACCATTATTAAAAAAGCTATCTGATGAAGCGAACGTTAAATTCTTTGAAATGAGTGAATATCTTTTAGGACTAAAAATTGAGGTTAAGGCTGTTTCCTATCAAAGTATATTTGATCTTGCGACAAGTATTGATAAACTCATTTCTTCAAGTGCATTTACAGGAAATGAAATTCGTTCAGAAGTAGATTATGAGGAGTCAGATGATCCGAATCTAAATATCCATCATATTACGAAAAACTATACAAAATTAGATGAATCTGAAGGAGGTGAGAAAGAAAATGACGGTGAAAATTGACATTAAAGGACCGATTATTTCAAATGATGAAGTTTGGATTTATGATTGGTTTGAAATGGATGCTGCTAGCCCAGGTAAGATTTCAAAAGCGCTTGAAGATGCAAATGGCGATGACTTAGTTGTATCAATTAATAGTCCTGGTGGTTATGTACACGAAGGCTCAGAGATTTACACAGCGTTGAAAAATTATCCTGGTCATGTAGAAGTTCAAATTGTTGGTTTGGCTGCAAGTGCGGCTTCTGTTATTGCAATGGCTGCTGACAAAGTCCGAATTTCTCCAACTGCACAAATCATAATTCATAACGCTTCAATGTGGAATGGTGGAGATCATCGCGATATGTCAAAGGCTGCTGAAATACTAAAAACAACAGATCGAGCAATTGTAAACGCCTATGTCATTAAAAGTGGTAAATCAGAAGAAGAACTACTTAATATGATGGCTGAAGAAACGTGGATGGGTCCACAACAAGCGTTAGAAAATAATTTTGTGGATGAAATTATGTTTATGGATAATCAGGTAAAAATGACAGCTTCAGCTTCTACTGCTGCCATGCTTCCACAGAAAGTAATCGATGGCTTTAGAAATGGAACCATGAACAAAGGCCAAGGGATTACAAAAGAAGATTTAAATGCAGCATTGTCAGGTTTGAAAAATGAAATTCTGAATGATTTACAAACAAATACAAATCCAAAAGAGCCTATTCAAAAGCCTGTTCATACAAAACAGAATTTGAGTACGCTCTTTTTAAATTTAGGAGGAAAATAAAATATGGTTATTAAGTTTAATAATTTCGAAGAGAAAAAACTAGCTTTTGCAAAAGCAACACAGGATGGTACAGCAGAAGAACAATCAGTAGCATTAAACTCCATGATTGAAGCACTTGCTACAGATGTACGAGCAGATATTTTAAATCAAGTGAATGAATCGATGGTAGATCGTTCTATTATGCAATCTCGCGGTGCTAATGTATTAACAAGTGAAGAAATGAAGTTCTTTAATGCCGTTGTTGAAGAGGGTGGTTTTAAATCTACTGAGACTCTACCTAAAACAACACAAGAGAGAATTTTTGATGATTTAGTTCAAGGTCATCCGTTGCTAGAGCATATCGGTTTAGAGAATTTAGGAGCCGTGACAGAATTTATTTATGGAGATTCAGAGGGTGCAGCTGTATGGGGACCGTTATTTGGTGATATTAAAGGACAATTAAATGCTGCATTCCGAAAAGAATCAATTACTCAACTAAAATTAACAGCATTTATTCCATTAGCAAATGATATGTTGAAACTTGGTCCAGTATGGGTGGAACGATATGTTCGTACTATGATTACAGAAGCAATGTCAGTAGGTTTAGAACGTGGCTTTGTAGCTGGTACGGGTAAAAATGAACCTATTGGATTATTAAAAGACCCTAGCGGAAGTGTCACGAATGGAGTATATCCAGATAAAAAGGTTGCTGGAACTTTAACTTTTGAGCCTGGTCGCAAAACAATTAATGAATTAAAAGGCGTGGTCAAATTATTGGCTAAAAAATTAAATCCTGATGGTAAAACGGATGCAGATCGACCAAAAAATATTGCTGGTAAAGTAGTTATGGTAACAAATCCATTTGATACTTTTGATATTCAAGCAAATGCTACGATTCAAAATGCGGCAGGTGTATATGTAACGAGCTTACCTTTTAATCCAATCCCAACAGAATCTGTATTTGTACCTCAAGGACAAGTGGTTTTCTTTGTTAAAGGGGAATACATTGCAGCGATGGGGGGAACAGAGCCAATCAAGAAGTATGAAGAAACATTAGCTTTAGAAGATGCAACTGTTTATATTGCTAAACAATATGCTACAGGTAAACCGAAGGACAAATACACTTCACAAGTTTATACATTAAAGCTTGAAGAAGTAACCCCACCAACACAAGGGTGATGTGAATGAATACAGTAATTTCGAATGAAATATTACAGCAATTTAAAGATAGGATGCACTTAGGGGATGAGGAAGATGATAACCTAAAGCGCATCCTTTCTACGTCTAACAAGGCATTACTTAGGGTTTGTGGGAATTATGATTTAAATAAAGACGGGGAGTTTAAAGAATTAGTCTTTGAACGTTCTCGTTATGTCTATAACGATGCATTAGAGTATTTTGACAAGAATTTTTTAAGTCAGATTAATAGGTTAGGTATCGATAAAGCATTAGAAGAAATTAAATTGGACGGTGATTAATATGCGTCCTTTTCAGTACAAGAAACCACTGAATACAGGAGATTGTAGAAATCGAATTATCATTGAGCAACCTGAAGTAATAAAAGATGATTTGAATCAAGAAGTTGAAACAGGTAATTGGCAAGAAGTAAAAAAAGCATGGGCAATGATAAAAACAGTAAAAGGTTCAGAGTACATTGAAGCTTCGGCTTCACAGTCTACACGAATTTATCGGTTTGTAATTCCTTATACAACAGGAATTACAGAATTAATGCGAATTAAAATGAAGGGTCGTATCTTTGACATTATCGAACCGCCAATGAATGATGATGAGATGTATCAAACATTGACTATTATCGCAAAGGAGCATGTTTAATATGAATGATTTTGCGAGCGAACTTGCTAGAGAATTACAAAGATATGCAAATGTTGTAGAAGAAGAATTACTGAAAGCGCAAGAAGAAGTTTCTGATGTTGATGTGAATAAATTAAAACAAAACAGTCCTAAAAAAACAGGTGCTTATCGTAAAGGATGGCGTAAGAAAAAAGAAGATAGTGGTGTTGTTATTCATAATACTCAAGGACAATTAACACATCTTTTAGAAAAGGGACATGCGAAAGTTGGTGGTGGACGTGTTCCGGCTCAAGTTCATATTCGTCCAGTTGAAGAGTATGTAATTAATGAGTTGCCAAGACGTATTGAAAGGGCGCTTGAATAATGACATTAGGTGAATTAATAAAAATCCTTGAAGCTACAGGTTATCCTGTGGCTTATTCGCATTTCATTGCAACGCCAGGGAAACCAGTACCAGCGCCACCTTATATTTGTATCTTTGTTGATGGATCAGCAAATTTAATGGCTGATAATAGGGTGTATCATAAAATAGACGATGCAAATATTGAACTTTATACAACTAAAAAAGATTTAGTCGCAGAAGCAAAGCTTGAAAAGGTCCTAGACGATTACGAGATTCCTTATGACTCGTACGGGACTTTTATTGAATCTGAAAAAATGTATCAAAAAATATACGGAACGAGGTTGATATAAATGAATGAAAATAAAGTAGCTTTCGGTCTGAAAAATGTCCACTATGCACTCTATGAAATTAAAGATAGTGCAATTACATTCAGTACACCGATTCGATTACCAGGTGCGGTTGAATTAACCTTTGATCCACGAGGAGATCTAATTGAGTTCTACGCTGATGACATGCTTTACTATGCAGCAAGTAATAACCAAGGTTATGATGGGACGCTATCTATTGCGACTATTCCAGAGCAATTTGCAGTTGATGCATTAGGAGAGGAATTAGACACAGAAGACGGTGTATTAAATGAATTAGCTGACGCAAAAGGAAAACCATTTGCTTTATTGTTTGAATTTGATGGCGATGTACGAGCGACTCGACATGTTATGTTTAACTGTTCAGCAAGTCGTCCAACAATTGCATCTAAAACGAAAACTAATTCAGCGGAGCCAAATACAAATGAGCTTAAATTTGTATCAAGCCCTATTGATATTAATGGAAAACGTATGGTTAAAACGAAAACTACTACTAAATCAAAACAAGAAATCTATGATAATTGGTACAAAAAAGTTTATACAAAAGTACCTGCATTACCAAAAGGGGCGTAAGTGAATGGAAAAGACAATTACAATAGATGGAAAACAAGTCAGATTAAAAGCTACAGCGGCAACAGTTAAACGATATAAAGCACAATTCAGACGTAATTTATTTGCAGATTTGATGGGATTAGGAGCAATTAATGCTTTAACTTCACCTGATGGCTCACAAGAACCAATTGATATGTCTAATGTTGATTTAAGTAATGTAGATTTCGAACTTATTTATGACTTAACTTGGTTATACGCTAAAACGGCTGATCCAAATATTCCTGATCCTATGACGTGGCTAGATGAATTTGAAGAATTCCCGATTGAAGAAATTATGCCAGAAGTCATGGAATTAGTTCAGCTCACTATGGGAGCAAAAAAAAAATAAAGAAAAATAATGGAGAGCAAGGGACATTTAGTGATGAAGAATTTACTACTGAATTGTTTCTTGCTCTTTGTTATAAAGCAAATTTATCACAAGGTGACTTAGAAGAAATGACCGTTGGTGATTGCTTTGATTACATTGCTGAATTTGCTGAGTTAGAGAATCCAGATAAAGAAAAAGTTAGAAAAGCAGGTCAAAAAGACTTCGATTCATTCTAAGAAAGGGGTGAGATAATGGCAGGAAGAATTAAAGGGATTACGATTGAAATTAATGGTAACACTCAACCATTACAAAACGCTCTAAAAGGTGTTAATAAACAAAGCGATTCTTTAGCTAAGGAACTAAAAGATGTCGAGCGTTTGTTAAAGTTCGATCCTGGTAATGTGGAAGCATTAGCACAAAAACAACAGTTACTTACACAGCAGATTGAAAATACAACGCAAAAACTAGATAAGTTGAAAGCAGCTGAACAACAAGTACAAGCTCAATTTCAAAACGGTAAAATTTCTGAAGAACAATATCGTGCATTCAGACGTGAAATTGAATTTACAGAAGGATCGCTTAATGGTCTGAAAAATAAACTCGGAAACATGAAAGCTGAGCAAGAGAATGTAGCGAGTTCTACAAGGCGATTAGAAACACTGTTTAGAGCTATAGGAAAAAGCGTTGATGATTTTGCAGGAGCATTAGGAAATCGTCTTGTGAATGCAATTCGAAATGGAACAGCTACAAGTCGTCAGTTAGAGCAAGCAATTGGAATTATTGGCCGTGAAGCGTTAGGGGCAGAAACAGATATAGAGAAATTACAGCGAGCACTACGATCTGTAGATGCTGGTAATTCAATTCAGCAAGTACGAAATGAACTGAGAGATTTACAACAAGAAGCCGGAAGAACTGAGAAGAAGTTTGAAGGTCTAAAAGTTGGATTAGAAAATGTTATCGGTGGAATGGCAGCTGGTGGCAGAATGGCAGCAGCTGTTGAAAAAGCGCTTGATATGTCAAAGTTAAAAACAAAAATTGAAATAGGATTTGATGTTCCTGAGTCTTCAAAAAAATCAGTTGAGGATGCTGTGAGAGGAATTTCAGCCTATGGATTAGATGCAGAAGAAGCTCTTGAGGGTGTAAGAAGACAATGGGCTTTGAATAAAAATGTTAGTGATGAAGCAAATGATTCTTTCGTACAGAGTGCAGCTGTTATTTCTAATGCTTATGCTGGCATTGATTTTACTGAATTAATTCAAGAAACGAATGAAATCGGTAATGAATTAGGCATTTCACAAGAAGGCGCTCTTGGTATGGCTGATACCTTATTAAAAATGGGTTTTCCACCGGAACAATTAGATATTATCGCCGAATATGGTGGTCAGTTAACGCGAGCAGGATACAACGCTGAGGAAGTACAAGCTATTATGGCAGCTGGGGTTGAAACAGGAACCTGGAATATCGATAATTTGCTAGATGGACTGAAAGAAGGTCGTGTAAAAGCGGCTGAATTCGGTCAAGGTGTCGATAAGGCTATGAAAGAAGCTCTTGAAGGTACACAAATTTCAGCAGAACAGGTTGAAAAATGGGGTAAAGCTGTAGCTAATGGTGGTAAAGAAGGTTCAGCAGCTATGACTGAGATTGCACAAGCTCTATCACAAGTGGAAGACGAAACAAAGCGTAACGAATTGGGTGTTAAGTTTTTCGGTAGATGATAAATTGTGCCGAAGTAAAATCGTTCAAAAACGGTAGAAGCTAAGTGAAATACATTCATATATGTTATAATATGGAAAGTGATGAGTCGTAAATTTTTAAAAGAGAAACTATGAAAGGTTTATTATTATGTATAAATCTTGTAAAACATGTAATGAAACCAAACATATTAATGAATTTGTTAAGGACAAGAGTAAGAAAGATGGACACAGAAATAGATGTAAGTATTGTGAAAATCTAAAGAGAAGAAAGACACCATTAAAGCCCAAACCCAAAGACGGCCATAAATACTGTGCAAGTTGTGGAGAAGAAAAGCAGTTGAACGAATTTAACATAAGGTTGCAGGCAGGGAAACGCAAACATTGGAGTTATTGTAAGTCCTGTGAACGAAAAAGAGACAAGCTAAAATACAATAAAGAATGTGGAATATGCAAGAAACGATATACGTCTGCAAATAAACATTCTAAAATTTGTTTTGATTGTCACATGGAACACAACTTTCGCACAGATAAAAATCCCAACATCCTTTCTACATTGGATTTTAGCGGGGAAAATAATGGGATGTATGGAGTGCAAAGGTTTGGAGAAGAAAACCCCAATTATAATCCTAACAAAACAAACGAAGACAGAGAGAGCGGACGTTTGATAGAAGGTTATGGTGTGTGGAGACGTAAAGTTTATGAAAGAGATAATTTCATATGCCAATGCTGCGGTTATAGCAAAGGTGGAACTTTAGTAGCTCATCATTTGGATGGATATAGCTGGTGTGTAGAAAAAAGAATCGATTTGGATAACGGTGTTACACTTTGTGATAATTGTCATAACAAATTTCATTTGATATATGGTCTGAGAAATAATACAAGACAACAATTTATAACATTTAAAAGCAATCAAGAGTACTTATCATAAGTGCTCTTTTTTGTTGTAATTCATACGCCGATAACGTGGTAAAGCACATTTTAAAAGATGTGGCTCACCGTAACGCATAGGAGTTGAAACTGTATTACAGAATAAAATACTCCCACGAGTGAACGACAACCCTATAGGTTGAAAATATATGCTGAACCGAGGATGAGTTAACATCCTATAATGCGGAGAAATCCCCCGAAGTAGAGGATAAAAAGCCTTTACGATAACAAAATGACAATGTATGAGGATCAAGGACAAAACATCATTAATACTTTACTAGGCGCGAAAGATAAAACAGTCGATTTTGGAAAGCAACAGGACAAATTGAATGACTCTATTAAAAAAATGGATTCAAACCCAGCAGTTAAATTTCAAAAGGCGATGCAAGATTTACAAGTTGCACTTCAGCCGGTTCTTAGTGTTATAGCAGATGTCATTTCAAAAGTGGCTGAATGGATTTCTAATAACCCAGAATTAGCAGCCACATTAACAGCTGTTGCAATAGCTATTGGCGTAATTTCAGGTGCAGTTATGGCGCTTGCTCCTATAGTTATGGCGGTCATGAGTGTATTTGAAATCGGAGCAGCAGCGGCATTAGGAATAGTTGCTATTGTTCCGATTATTATTGCAGCTATAGTCGCTTTAGGAATTGCCATCTATCAAAATTGGGATTCTATAAAACAATGGACTATAGATATGTGGAATTCTATTAAAGAATATTTAATAGAACTTTGGGATGGCATCGTTCAATCCTCTAGTGAAGCATGGAATTCATTTTTAGAAACAATGCATACCTTTTTTGATCCGATAGGTGAATTTTTCAGCGATTTATGGACAAGTATAGGGGAGATATGTAGTACTACCTGGAATTCTATTGTTGAATTCTTTTCTGGAGCTTGGGCTTCATTCACTGAAATGATGCATAGTTTCTTTAATCCGATAGGTGAATTCTTTAGTAGTTTATGGTCCGGAATTGTGGAAACAGCTTCCTCTTGGTGGTCTTCTTTAGTTGAAACAGCGTCTGAATTGTGGGGAACACTAACGCAGGCGTGGCAAGAAACATGGGATACAATTCTTACTGTTTTAGATCCAATTATTTCAGCAGTTTCTACCGTTTTAGAAGCTGGTTGGTTGTTAATACAGGCAGGTGCACAAATTGCATGGGCAGCAATCTGTCAATACATTATCCAGCCAATCCAGGAAGCTTACGACTGGGTAAGTACACAAATCGGTGAAATGGTCACTTGGCTTGGTACACAATGGGAAATTGCAAAAGCTATGGCGCAAATCGCTTGGGGACTATTTAAGCAATATATTATTCAACCTGTCATAGATACTTGGAACTTAGTAAAAGAAAAGTTTGGCGATTTAGTTTCTTGGCTAAATTCGAAATGGGAAACAGTTAAATCATATACTTCTGCAGCATGGAATTTAGTAAAACAATATGTCATTCAGCCTGTTCAGGAATTGTGGAACGCAACAAAAGAAAAGTTAAATGATTTATCCAATTGGATATTAGGAAATTGGGCGAAAATAAAAGGATATACACTTGAAGCTTGGAAGATGGTTTACACATACATCGTTGAACCGATTATTTCAGCTTATAATTCTGCAAAAGAGAAATTCAATGATATGTACAACACAGCGCGGGAAAAATTTGATTCTGTAAAGAATGCAGCTCAAGAAAAATTTGAAGCAGCTAAACGTTTTATTATTGATCCAATTAAAGATGCAGTTGACAGTGTAGAAAAGTTTATCGGGAAGATCAAGAGCTTCTTTAGTGACTTAAAGTTAAAAATTCCTAAACCTGAAATGCCACCACTTCCACACTTTAGCTTGCAAACTAGTACGAAAAATATTTTAGGGAAGGATGTTACGTTCCCTTCTGGACTTAATATAGATTGGCGTGCAAAAGGTGGTATCTTCACTAAACCGACTATATTTGGAATGAATGGTGGGAACTTGCAAGGTGCAGGTGAAGCTGGAAAAGAAGCGGTTTTACCTTTAAATAAAAAGACACTTGGAGATATTGGCGCAGGAATCGTAGCAGCCATGCCAAGACAACAATTTGCTATATCAGGAGAAATAAATCAATTAATGGACGATATGAGCCGTATGATGGCTAGTTCCGCAAGCCAATTAGCAGAATTAAAGACCGTCATGAGTGGTGTGTATGGAAGTATGTCAAACAGTAGACAAGCCATGACAAATAGTGTATCAAATCAATTCATTAATAATTCTTTCGGATCATCTGGCGGTGGAGTCATTCCAATGCTTGGTGGAGATTTAGTTATTGAAGTACCTGTAAATTTAGAAGGAAGAGACGTGGCACGCGGTACTTATCGCTATACAACCGAGTATCAAGAAAGAGAAGAAAAGAGAAACTCAGCCTTTTAGGTTTGGGTTTCTTTTATTTTATAAAGAAACGGGGTGTCAAAATGAGCTCTTTTACATTCGACAATCAACGAAAAGAATATATCCAAATAGAAAAAGGATGGAGCCCGCCAACATGGGCACCTCTAAAACGGAATTTTTTTAAAACACCTGGATATCCTGGTGCAAGATTATTAGGAACAGAAACGGACCCTCGTCCACTCCCTGTCCCTGTAGGAATTATCGTTCCAGATGGAACAGATTTAGAAACGTTAAAAGAAGAAATAGCGTCATGGTTAATTACTGAACAAGCAGCCGAGCTAACTTTTGATACAAAACTAGATAGAACATATATAGCTGTTATTGATGAAGATTTTAATGTTGATGATTTTGTGAGTCTAGGAAAAGGCACCTTAAAATTCATTTGTTCAATGCCTTATAAACTAGGTCCAAGGAGAAAAATAGATTTCAAATTACAGGGAAGCAGATTAATTACAAATATATGGAATAATGGGAGTAAATATTCTGATCCTAAGTTCACAATTCATGTAGAAAATCCATCCACTTTTATTGATATTTCACGAAAAAAGGAAGAAGAAATTCAACATTTCCGTATGGGATACCCTGTTTCTGTGGAAGAACGAACAGTCGAGAAAGAACAGCTTGTTATGCACGATGAAATGAAAACACAGGAACTCTAAAGTCAGATAGTGAGCGCTTTGTTATAGATAACTTTGGTGCAGGTAGTAAATGGCATGGTGGAGTGGCTAGGAAAAGTTTAAAAGAACCGCTACAGGATTTTACTATTGAAGCGATTGTAGAATGTTGGAATCAAAATAGTGCTAAATCTATGGGACGAGTAGAAATATATCTTCTGGATGTGAATTCTGATGTCATAGGGAAAATGACAATGGCCGAAGTACATGTAAACGTAGCTTCTAATTATGGAGAGATACGCGCCGGAAATATTAACGAAGGACATCACATTATCTCAACTACGGGTGATTCTCCTTGGACTTGGAATGACTTCACGGGTCGTTTACGAATTACTCGTGTCGGAAACTTTTGGGTGGCTGATATTGCTCGTATTTTAGAAAAGGGTGGATACGATTCAGAATCATACCGTGAGTATTTTGATGTGGATGAAAGATATTCTAAAAATCAACTAGCACAAATTATGGTGCATATTGGAGGATGGAAAGAAGCACCCAATTTAAATGCTTCAATAAACGATTTGAAAGTTTGGAAATACAATAAAACAACCACTCTCGAAGCGCCTTATATCGTACGAAAAGGTGATGTAGTGGAAATCGACACGGCAGATGCAAGCATCAAGATTAATGGCAAGGATGCAATCTATACGAAAGATTTATTTGGTGACTTTATAAATATAGAAAAAGGAACGAATCAAATCGAAATTTTCCCTTCTGATATCGGACAAGTGGAAGTGACATACAGGGAGAGATATCTATGAGTAATAATGATTTACACATTTTTGATTTTAAAACAGAACAAATTATTGCAGTAATTAAAGAACAAGATTATTGGGATGATCTTCGTAAATGGGAACTAAAAAACAATGTAGATCGATTCGAATTTACGGTTTCAGATGGTACACATAAAGCAGCAAAGTTAATGCAACAAAACATAGTCTTAAAGCGTGTTCGTGATGGATCGTTTGTTTCATATGTGATAAACGAAAGCGAGCAGGATTCTGTAGATCGTTCTAAAAAAATATATGCACTAAGTGAACATACGAAATTAAAGAAAGCAAAAGTAATTAAACCACAAACCTTAGAAGGATACACAGTTAATCAATGGCTGGATTTCGCTTTAGAAGGAACGAAGTGGCAACGTGGTGTAACGGAATATACAAGCTTCCGCACGATAAATATCAAAGAATTTACAAACCCACTAGATTTATTGAAAACAATAGTAAGTACCTTCGAGTTAGAAATCCGATTCCGTACAGAAGTACAAGGTTCGTTTATCGTTGGTAGATACGTAGATATGGTACGTAAAGTAGGCAGGGACAATGGAAAAGAAATTGTCTTAGGAAAGGATTTACAAGGTATACGCCGTATTGAAAATTCACAAGATACGATTTCTGCATTAGTTGGGGTTGGACCTTTTAACGAAGAGACAGGTGAGTATCTAACTTTTGAAAAGGTAAATGGCGGGAAGTTATACGTCGCTGATGCAGATGCCTTACAACGTTGGACAGAAGTAACTCCAATTGCATTAGAAAAGATATTTGGTTTATCTCATGAAAAAGTAAATAAGGGCGATATTGTCCATATCAAAGATACAAAATTTACACCGCCTTTATTTTTAGAAGCACGTCTTATTGCAGCGGATGAAGGTGATACAAATGCAGCCAATGATAAATATTATTTTGGTGACTTTAAAGAAGTAGAAGATACGAGAAGTCTGTTGGATCGGATGTACGCCCAAGTTATGGGCAGTTTAGCTGGAAAAGCAAATAAAGGCTTGCTAGATAAGTTAGAAGAACTTGTGAAAGAGACAAATGAACAAGTTGATGTTGTAAAAAAGGAATCAGAATGGTTAGATATTTCAAACGGCAAGCCTGGAATCCTCAAATTATGGAAGAATGGCAATTGGGAGTCGGTTGTTCCCGATGTGGACAAAGTAAAGAAAGAAACCTTAGAGAAAGTCACCAAAGATATTGAAACCACCAAAAGTGAATTAAATCAAAAGGTTCAAGAAGCACAAGAGCAAGCGGCAGGACAATTTAATCAAGTGAAGGAAACCTTACAAAGTGTTAGTCGTACAATTTCTGATGTACAAAACGAACAAGGTAATATTAATAAAAAAGTAACTCAAATAGAACAAACTTCAGATGGATTTAAAACTTCTATTGAATCGTTAACAAAAAAAGATACTGAAATCAGTAATAAATTAAATATGGTTGAATCCACTGTGGAAGGCACAAAGAAAACAATTTCTGATGTTCAGCAAAAGACTAATGATTTAAAGAAAACAACAACTGATATTAAAGAAGAAGCTGGGAAAATCTCAACAAAGTTAGAAGAGGTTGAGGCGCGTACTGTAGGTGTTGAAAACTGGCTGATTAATACAGGTAACAACGAGAAACCAAAAACAATTGGCATGCTTAATGGTGGTCAAGTTAACAAAGCTAATTTCATCGTACAGCCTGGGGAATACTGTGTCATTGAATGTACGGATCATACTGACTCTTTCTATCAATTCCATCTAGATAAGACTAAGATGGGCGACTATGAAAAAGCGAAAGATATGACATTCAGTATCGATATGCAAAACGACGTTCCAATTGATCTAATTGTATTCCAATTTATTAATGGAGTGTGGACAGAAAACTTATACAATAGATTCCCTGTTGCTGATTGGTCCAGAAGATCATTTTCATTTAAGATTGATGCGCGAGCAACTGGATGGGGATTGCGATTAAGATTTGAAAGAAATGAAAATTCAAAGGGTAAGAGATTTCGTTTTAAGAAAGCTAAACTAGAAAAGGGTTCTGTCCCAACAGACTTCAGTAAGTCAACATATGAGCTAGGGCAAAGTGTGGATGGAATCAAAGAAACAGTAACAAAAGTAGAAAATAATCAGGGGGGATTTGATAAGCGTGTTACAGCAGTAGAGCAAAATGCTGAAGGTATTTCTCAAAACGTTAGCAAGTTACAAGAAACACAAACGACACAAGGTAAACAGATTTCTGAAGCACAATCTACAATCAAACAACATTCTGACGCGCTAAATTTAGCTGTAAAAATGAAAGATGTTGAAGATTACGTTGGTGGAATTGGCAACCAAACGGTTTTACGCAATGCCTTGTGGAAGAACGACACGAAATATTGGCAATTAACTTCAAACGCAGCAAGAAATACACAAGTCACTTATAAGGGGTGCAATTCACTTAGTGTTATTACTACAGGCAATGCGAGCAATTTGTATCAAGGAGCATCGTACGATTATATAAACGCTGGGGCTGGATGGAATTACGTTTTCTCTGCTTACTTTTATACAGACAACAAAGCTAGTATAGATGCCGGAGCTGCTATCGAGCTTCAATGTTACGATGTAAACAATAAAATGATTAAAAGTTACTTACAAGAAATAACTATTTCACAAGGCACATGGATTCGTACACATGTGGCAGGGCTATAAGTAGAAGGCACAAAAAAAGTTAAAGTGCTATTTTGGGTTCGTAAAAATGGTCGCCTATGGATGGCACAACCCATGCTGCAAATTGGTGATAAACCTTCTTCATTTCAGGAGAATCCTGTTGATATTGTAGATAAAGATAAAATCATGGAAGAGTTGGCTGATAAGATAGCAACTGAAAAATACAATCAAAAAATCACTGAGTTAGAGAGAGGTATTACCGCAAACCAAGATGGGGTTTCAATTGTCTCGAAAAAGCACGAGACTTTTGTGGGTGAGACTTTTGACGCTTACGTCAAAGAAACAGGTTCTAAACTTAAGGTTTTAGATGAAGGAATTCTAGCACAAGTTAAAAAAGGTGATATCATTGCAGCGCTTAATATGTCAGCCGAACAAATCACCATAGATGTTTCAAAGCTTGCTATAAACGCAGATACTGTTGTGAAATGGCTTACTGCAAAAGGAATAAACGCAGATGTCATTAAAATCAGTGGAGATAAAGTGACGATTGATAAAAATGGTATTACTGCTAAAATGGCTGATTTCTTGTATGAAGATGACAATGGGCAGAAGTTCTCAGTTATTCCGAGAAAGAATTTAATTGTGGATCACTGTTTCGCACATATCACAAAAGGATATCAAAACGCACAATTCTTTAACATTCAGTACAGTCCATTCTGGGAGATTCATGGTTCGCCAGCTGTAGAAAATTCCATCGTAGAAACAGGTATGGAAGGTATGATTAATGCAATGCGAATTAATGGTGAAGATTGGATTCGTTATAAGCATTTTCGTGATGTACAACCTAGTAAAAAGTATACGATTTCCGCACATTTCAGAGCGGCTATATTATCTGGAAAGAGAGTAACGGCTGAACCAACAATACGTGTAAAATTTGGCACATGGCAAGGCGACAATCCAGTGGACAAACAAATATTTGAGAAAAAATTCTCAGCCCCCAAAATAGCAGATGGAAAGATTGTTAGATACACTGTTACATTCACGGTTCCACAGGATTACAACATGAGTAACGGATATATTTTCTTTGATATTTTTGGTTATGGGCAAGTTGCATATGGACAATCTTGTATGGTTTCAGGTGTCCAATTAGTAGAAGGCGAGTTACCTTGTATATACAATTGGGATTTATCCTATGCACAAGCAATCGGTGGGGAAACACCTTTTAGCGGCTTTACTTTAGGTACTGTAGATAATGCATTTCTGTTTGAGAATAACCGGAATAAAATACCTTTTATAACAGCTGCAGGAGATGGTCACGCGTTAGAAGTAAAAGGGGTATCACATAGCTTTATGTCTTTTACAGATCAAAATGGTCGATTCGGATACATTGGTCATGGTTCTCCAAATGACAATCGTTTTCGAGTGAGTACAAGGAACAACGTGTCTTTTGATAAATATATTGAAGCACCTGGAATCAATATGGGAGGTGGTGCATTTCATGGCCCAGGGTCAATGTATTATGGCGAAGGGTTTCAAGGGATTAATTGGTATATAAATGAAGGCGGCTGGAGAATAGCTAGTATTTAATATAAGGAGTGACAATAATGGATATGGACGTAAGACCATTTTTAGGAAGAATTATGAAAGTGAACCGGAATGAAGAAGGTTTGTTTATTCCAATTCCAAAAGAAACATTGGATCGTTCAGGGATATTTAATAGTGATGAAGTAGAAGTAATCGGTCATATGGATGGAACAATTGCGATTCGTATTGCAACATTATGCGAGTTATGCGGACGGGGTTCCAGGTTATATGAATTAAATATGGGCCCGGTTAATAGAAAAATTTGTGCAGAGGATTACTATAAGTTAACAGGGGTATATCCTCAAAGTTTA